GACGAATTCAGTAACGATAGCATCTGGAATCGACATGTATCGCCCGATATTGAATAGTAGCTTTAATGCTGGCACGTTCATTTACGAATGGGTACATCCTGCTACAAGTGTTATTAATATCAGATGGAGAAATGCAGGGGGGCGTAATATATCGGCGACGCAATATTATTTTTATCTTGCAAACAGTTTCCAGTTGAACCGTGTTGGCTAAGTTGACGAACATTGCCTTGCAATGGTCCGCATAGCGGACGAGTCAACCGACACTACGTGTCGAAAGTTGAATCAACTGATAACTGTAGGGTCGTAAAAAGGTATTTTATTTTTCGTTGAAATAAAATATATCAAAAATTTATATTCTTGATTATAAACAAATATACAAATGTCAGAAGAAGAAGTTAAAAATACATCGGCACACCAACAACTTAGAATATGGAGGAATTTGGCTCTTGAATCAACTGATAAGTATATGTTAGAAGACTATCCTATATCTGTAGAAGATAGAGCTACTATAGTTGCTTACAGACAGCAACTAAGGGACCTTCCTGATACATATACAGGTCAATCTTTAGATTGGTGTGAGACTCGATATCTTATACCACCGAATCCGTTGGAGCTTCCCGTGTAGCACGGGGTGGGAGCGTAGCACGTGGGCTGCGCCCACCATCGCAATGCGATGAAGTAGGTGAAGAATTTTGTGGACGAGGGGTGATTTTCTGAATCACAGCCTTTGCGATGCTATTGAAACGAGAGGGTGATTCTTCTCCCTCTCCGTTTGTCGTATATTCACAACAATACGTTTTGCACTTCCTTATACTTTTTAACAGGCTTATGATTGCGAATAACAGGTTGAATATGAGACTCACATATAGGAATGTAGTATCTCCGCTCATTTATTATTATTACCAAGAATATATTCTACATTTATTAGATAAATGATAAAATCTTGTTATCTAATAAATGTTTTACAAACTTAAATACTCTCGCATTATTCCAACTCCAAGACACTCTGGTGACATTATGATTGCTGTTGAAAAGACAAATCAGGGTAAACCTCTCTTTATCGTATACATAGAAAACGAAAAAACCCGACATTCACATATGGACTCCGACTCTGAACCCATCATAGAACTTGAAGATGATAGTAATCACTTTGAACCGATTTCATACGTTGAGCCAAAAGAAATCAACTTGGTAGCAGAATTAATAGCAGGAGCTTCTGGTTCAGGAAAAAGCTATCAATGTCAAACACTTGTTAACAACCTAAGACGATTCCATAAAAAATATAAGGATTACAAGATTTACCTCATCACGGGTCAGGAAACGGAAGACCCAGTCTACGAGGATAACTTTAAAGACTATCAAATTATCAACATTAACCATCCTGACTTTGCTCGATTAAAATGGTCAGATTTCTCTAAGAGTATCATTATCTACGACGATGTGGAAAGTCTACAGAACAAAGACCTTGAGGTATTTATCAATCGACTCCAAAATGCTTGTTTACAAAACGGAAGAAGAGCAGAAGTTATTTCTTTTCACATAAACCATGCTTTACTTGGAGGTATTCAGACCAAATTTATCATACAAGAGTGTCCTTCTATCAATATCTATCCAAGGAGAGATACATTCAATGTTGAAAACTTTTTACTGAACAAGTTACTTTACAAGAGAGAATTAGTTGACCATCTCCTAAAATTAAATACTCGTGTCTTGACGATAAGAAAGAGCTATCCACAGTATTATATCTCAAAAGAAGAGATAGGAATAATAGCTGGATGATTTAACTTTTGTATTACAAGCTCTTTCACCTTAAAATTACCGTTTTTACAAATATCACAAATATATTTTGGGTTCTAAATATAGAAAAAAAAAATATCATTCATCAAAAAAAAAAAATATCATTCATCAAAAAAAAAAAGAATGTAAAAAAAAAGAGATGATGATTTTTCTTTTATGCATCGATGGAGGATGAGTAAAAAAAGTGTAAAAATGGTAAAATGGTAATTTGTGTATTTCTAAAAGATAACAAGAATAAAATTCTTGATATATAATAAAAATGGCTCCACCATTAAACAAACAACAAGAAGATATTCTAAATAAATTATATGATGAAGATGGATTGAAAATAGGAATAGAAAAATTGTATGCATATACAAAAGAACATTACACAGATGCAGAAATATCTTACAGACAAATAAAAGCATTCCTTCAAAGCAAACCTGAATATCAAATGCATTCTCGTCTCACCAAAGTAATCCATATCAAACCTATTCTTACTACCAAACCACTCAAGTTAATCCAACTTGACTTGATTGATTATTCAGGTATATCTGCTCCTGAAAGTTTCAAGTATGTGATAAACATAATAGATGTCTTTAGTCGTAAGATATGGTTATTCAAGTCAAAAAATAAGAAGCCAGAGACCATCTTAAAGATATTTGAAGATTGGTACGATTCTGTAGGGAAACCAGAAAACTTACGATTAATGACAGATAACGGAGGAGAATTCGTGTTGTTGAAAGGAGTAGAAGGCCTAAAACACATCATCTCCAGTATGCCACAGGTGAATGGAGTGGTTGAACGAAATAACCAGACAGTAAGAAGGTTGATTGATAGGCTAATAACAAAAGAAACATCCTCACGTTTCTCATTGTTACCCATTGTTGAAAAAGTGTATAATACGACGATTCACAATGCATTATCAGGATACACACCAAATCAAGTCTTTGAAGATGAGAAATTATGGCCTGAAATAAGGAAGAACCAAGTTTCAAAGTCAGAGAAAGTAACAAAAAAACGATTAGGAGGAATACCGAATAGTAGTAAACCGTTAGAGATAGGTGATAACGTGAGGATAGGGAAGATAAGAAAGGATAATTCATTAGATAAGGACCAAACACATAATTATAGTCAGGGAGTGTATAAAGTAGTGAAGATAATAAAGAGTAATCACCCGATAGGATTCAAAGAAAAATACAAGTTGGAAGGGGATAAAGGAGTTTTGAAACAATTGTATTACAGGGAACAGTTGTTGTTGATACCATATTCTGACACTTCAGAAGAAGAGGATGAATTACCCGAATCATCACAGGGCGATTCATCCCAAAGGGATGGTTGGCGTAGCCAACGTGGTCCCTTACAAGTTGACTCCGTCAACCAACGCAAAGCGTTGAAGGGACGAGAGGATGAATTACCAGCTAATACCCATCAAATGATGGGTAAGGTGATTGAGCCTGAGGTGGAGAATGAACAAGAAAAACGAAAGTCTGTTAGACAGAAAAAAGCAGTGAAACGTTTAATTGCCGAGTGAATTGTGCGTAAAAATTCCCGTAAAATTGGGATTCGTAATTTTTTTTGTATTTTTTAATCTTTACAATCTTTAAAAAAATGTCACAATCAGAACAGGTATTATACCCAATGAACACAAACAGTGTTTTCCACATTAATAATAACGATGCGGGAATCGTTCCGCTCTCGTCTGCGATGACGAGAGAATATCAAGTCGCCGCCAGTTCCTTCTCGTTAAACAGTGCGTCTTTCCAAGTTGACTTGGCACCAGAGCAAATTTTGGATAGAGAAGTGATGGTTTGGTTAGATGAAATAAGATTTCGTGTGACCTCAGGAGCCAACAACGTGGATGTAAACTATGAATCATTGAGAAACTTTGTTTACAGAGCATTTCCAGTAAATAGTTGTCTCAAGAACCTTAACGTCCAACTGAATAACTCTTCGATTTCTGTAGAGCCACAGCTATGGATTAACGCACTCAATCAGTTCAACTCGGATGAGTATCTTGAGTCTCTTCCAACTCCTTGTTTTCCCAACACAAGTTCTAACTTTGTAAATATGGTTTCGGCCCAGAACCAAGACCCTAAAAGCCCTTGTAACGGAAAGAGTAAGTGGTCTCGTTCTTCTCTCCCTATTAAAATCCGTCAAATTACAGCTAAAGGTGCTGGTAACCCTCAAATCATTGAAGTGAAAGTTGGTCCCATTATTGAACCCCTCTATCACCCGTTCTTTAACCAATCGTTGCACGCAGAGGGTCTCAAACAGATTAAAAGCCTCCGTGTGGATATGACCTTTAATTCTGGATTTCCCTTGCCTTTGTTGGAAGGAAGTGCCGACGTTCTCATTAAGGATACAGCAGGAAATGCATGCACTATTTCTACAGCACCTAAATTTGGAAGCATTGACCCTGAAACAACCTTTTCTACATCAACTATGAAATTGCTTCTTCGTTCATATATCCCGCCTGTGAAAATCCCTCCAGTCGTTTCTCACAATTACAGGGAATTTATTGTAAAGCCCTTGACATGCAGTATGACGAATTCATCTACGACAACGGTTTCAAACTCTATCACTCTACCAGCTCCTCCAGCTCAGTTGATGTTCTTCTGTAGAAGTTTGAGTGACCATAGCACTTACACGACAACTGACGCCCTTGCAGGAATTACAGCATTCACTTTGAATACACCAAAAAATACAGGTCTACTTTCAGGGGCCTCTCAAGCTCAGCTTCACGATATTTCAGTCAGAAATGGTCTCAACCAATCTTACCCGGAATTTTCCCAATGGAGAGGGTCTTGTCTGATGTTGGACTTGGGTAAAGGTGATATTCCAGGATATATTCCTAACTCGCTTGGTCAGCAATTTGCTTTCGACTATTCTATCACAACAAATCCGTATACCACCGTTCCAGGAGTCGCTTCAAGCACCGCAGGTACGGGTCTGATTGTTGATGCAAATGGAGTCCCGTCAGGAACCTGTGCTACATTGACTTGGACCATCTACTGCATCGCTATCTATGACCGTAAATTCACTTGCGATGGAAGCTCTTGTTATCTGTCAGGAGGATATAGCCCTGAGTCCCTTCAAAAGGCACTTGGTTCTATGGAGAAGTTGGACGTTTCGATGGATGACAGAGGAAGCGGAATCATGAGTGGGGGCTCTTTCCGCTCGTTTTTGAGAGGGTTGAAACGCCCCCTTGGGGCTGTCCTTAAAGTAGGCTCAGCATTAGTACCGAACCCCGCTGCGAAAGTAGCCATGCAGGCAGTTGGAAGTGCTTTGGGGGCGGGTCATGTAGGTCAGGGAAATCTTCTCAGGGGATGAAATCCAAGGATAGAAAAAGAACAATTTTTGCGTAGCACGTCGGTTTACCGACCATTGTTTCCAATGAAAAAAACACGTGATGCGTGTAATCAAAGATTGTAATTATTAAATTATTATAATATTTTATAATAATAAAATGACTGATATTTTAGAATACCTAAGACATCTTCCTGCATCCACTGCAGGAAATGATAAAACAATCGCAGACCGTTTCCACAAAGAACTTTTTAGAACACTTGTATCCGAAAGTAAAGCTAATGAATTCGGCGCCGTTGGAGCCGATTCCACCAACTTTATGTCCTTGGATTATAATATTCCTAATACCCTAACTGGTGACTATCAATGGTATGGAAGTGAAATCTATCCTGTGTTAGATAGCGAGGACGTGCTAAATGGAAAGAGACCTACGATAGCTCAACAACAATATGAGAATTTCCAGAAATACATAAATGCCAGAAATGGAGCAAATGAGGATACTGGATTAGCTATTATGGAAAGAATAAATGATATACAGAATGTGAACCAATTTGTGACTGAATATTCAGATAAGTTGGACAAAGTAACAGCATCAGCATTCCGTAAAAGATACAATGCTTCTGCGTTAGATGCTGATACTTTGATTCGAGAAGAACATATTTCTTCAGGTATTGGAGGACCAGGGGATGAACTGGTTACAACTACTACAGAAATAGGTGAAAGTTCGGAACCACCCAAAGATGAGCCTAAACAACCTGAACCTGATTTGGTTACGTCAGAAGAAGTGACAGGTGAAGATAGAGGGAAGATAAGAAGGTTTGTTTTATATGTAGAACCCCGTAATGTAAAAGAACCATATGAAGTAGGAGATTTTCTGATTTCAAATGATAAACCAAAGACGATATCTATTGTAAGAAGTGTAGAGTCGTCTTCCATCCCATTTCTTCGTTCACGACAAGGAGATATCGAAATACAACCAGGTGACTCAAAAGAAACTATTACTTTATCTGCACAAGACCGTACCAGATATAAATACTCAAAAATTCTGAATATTTCAGAAAGACCAGGTGAAAAATCTACAAGAGAGAAGTTTGAAATCTTTGAACCTGACCTGATGGAAATGATTGGTAAATTACGTCAGCCTGATATTAACTCATTTATGAAAGGCTACGTTGAAGAAGTAGCTGGTTCTGGGTTAACAGGGGGGAATATCATCGATTTGGTAAAAGGGTTGATGGGAGGTCTTCCTTTGCGTGTGAAATCATTTCTGAAACGATACGGTAATGAAGAAATCACTACGATTCGTGTATTCCGTAAACCAATTGATTCGTATGTCAATACCCTATTGAATGTTACGACTTTTGGTCAGTTTCAGAGCAACGCTCGAAGACTGAAATATGATAACATATTCCATGTAGGGTTGATTTTGGAATTCGGAGCGGGTAAAAACGCAACCCTTCAAAAGTTAGAAAGAGTTGAATTTTCAGAAAAGGAAGCCAAAGAGTTACTCCGATTCAGAACTTCAGGACTTGAATTTTCTCCTGTTGATATGAGGGGTAAGAAAATAACGATAAGTGAGTTTATTAACAATACCATCAGGTACATGACGTTGAAGAAATTTGTGAGTTACTCGGTTATGAATAATTGCCAAGTCTTTGCTCTCAGTCTATTGGATGCGAATGGTATGTTATCAGGAGAAAATCAAGCTTTCATAAGGCAAGATGCGAACCAACTGTTCCGTAAATTAGGCATCTTTAAGATAATTAGTGATAAACTTACAGGTATTGCCAGTTCAGCTGTGACCGTTGCTCGAGGAGGTGGTGATAAATTGATAACTTAAAAAGATAAAAGAAGATAAAAAAAGATAAATTCATGGATTATGCAAATGGTAAAATATATAAATTAATCACACCTCACGATGAGTCGTTGATGTATGTAGGTAGTACGTGTGAAAAACAACTATCGAAGAGATTATGTCATCATCGACATAACTATAATGCTTGGTTAGAAGGAAAGAGAAACAAAACTCTAACATCTTTTAAACTATTAGAGTTGGGTTTACATGATGTTAAAATTGTGTTGATTGAATCATTTCCTTGTAAATCCAAAGAAGAATTATTCATGAGAGAACGTTATTATATTGAAACACTTGATTGTGTCAATAAAATCATACCAATAAGAACATTAGAAGAAAAAAAAGAATTGGAAAAGAAATATAGAACTGAAAATGTTGTGAAGATAAAAGAATCATATAAACAATATTACATTGACAATTCTGAGAAAATTAGGGAGCGTTCAAAACAATATTACATTAACAACACTGAAACAATTAGCGAGAAAACAAAAGAATACAGAGAAAAAAATGCTGAAAAGATAAGAGATAAATCAAAGGAATTTAGAAAAAAGAATGCTGAAAAAATAAAGTTAAGACGTTCAGAGGTCGTTACATGCGATATTTGTGGTTTATCTATTACAAAAGTAAGACTTCAAAGACATAAAAAAGGAAAGACATGCAAATCGTTCAATTTACCTGGAATAGTAAAATGTGATTGTTGTGGATGTGCTGTATCAGAGAATAATTTAGAGCGTCATCAACGAGGAAAAAAATGTAAGACTCTATCTGAAAAAATGTAAATTTTCCGTTCGTCCGATAAAATATATTTTTTTATAATTTCTTGTGATATTATAAATGAAGAAACAATCTATTCAGAAAATGATTGAAGACGAACTTTTACGTTTAAGTGGTGGTGGTGTAATGGATGTAGTCCCTGCTGACGAGCATAAGAGAATAGTTAAACAGGCACGTAAGATTAAGAAGGTTACAGTCCCTGTCGAAGAGCCTGTCGTTGTCGTCCCCCCTCCCGTAGTCGCAGAGAAAAAGAAAAAGAAAAAGACCCCCGAAAAAGCTGAAAAAGCTGAAAAAGCTGAAGAGAAAGTTGTGGAGAAATGTGACAAGAAAAAAAATACAAGTAAATATTCGCAATTTACAGCGTCATACTACGCATCCCATTGCAAACCAAAAGGAATTAAATTCTCAAGTATGTTGAAGAGTTCTGAGTTCCGTGATGCGTGGGCGAAAGAGAAAGCTAAATAAATATATTAACCTATTAATATATTTCAATTAAGTTGAAGTAGTGGAAGATGTGAAATTCAAACATTTCTTACTCTTTTTGTGTCTTGCTAACCCGCCTCTGATTACAGAACATTGACATTTGTCACAAACTACACGTGTAGAAGCATATTCTCTCTTTTTATCAGCATTAGCTTGATAATGCTCTTTCATTTGTTCTTTTATTTGTTCAGCATTTGCTTGATAATATTCTTTCTTTTTTTCTTTTATTTGGACAGCATTAGCTTGTCGATATTCTTTCTTTTGTTCTTTTATTTGGTCAGCATTAGCTTGTTCATATTCTTTTACTCGTTTTTTTATATGGTCCGCATTAGCTTGATAGTATTCTTTCATTTTTTCTTTTAATTGGTAGGCATTAGCTTGATAGTATTCTTTCTTTTTTTCTTTTAATTGGTCGGCATTAGCTTGATAGTATTCTTTCTTTTCTAATAACATTTCTTCTTTACTGACAATTGGTCTATATTTATTGACACAATTTGTTTGTTCAATGTATCGTCGTTCAGCTCTAAATAACTCTTCTTTTGAATTACAAGGGATAGCTTCTATTAACGTAATAACAGCATCCCTATATTTGATAATCTCAAAGGAACTAACATTGCGACATTGCCCTTTTTGAAATTGTTTATAATTATCTTTATGTTTAGATAATCTCACACATAAAGGTTGAGTTGTAGAACCGATATAAACCAAATCACAACTCGGACTCGTTATCTTATAAATTTTTCCATTTCCGTAATTCACAGGCATTCTTTTTTATTCTTTTTTACTCTTTTAGATATCATTTTAAAATACTGGGAATAGACATATTTTGTATATACTTCTCTTAATGGTATCCACCGTCGGCTCAACTCCGTTTTTCGATTGTGCAAATCGATTCATACCAACCGAACCTACTGACGTCGTTGAGTTTGTTCTTTTTAACAACCCCCTTTGTGTTGTCAGAGCTGTTGGTTTTGTTAAACGTTCAAATCGTGTTTGTTGAACAGCTGTTTTTACACCTGAAAGGTTCAAAGGCTTAATAACTTTGGAACATCGTTTAATATCAGCATAGTATAGGAATTCTTGAGATAACGCACCCGTTGAATCAATAAATCTTGTCTTTGGGTATCTATCAAAAATAGGATTTTCATCTTCGGATTTCACATACTCAAATATCAATCCTTTTCTGTCATAGCCGCAAGGGTTCGTTCTCATCACATTCTCAGTTTCACTAACTGACGGTGTTCCGACTTTGAATCTACTAACATTATCGCTAACTTCCATCACTCCGGGAATTCCGGTTGATTGTAAATATTTACCTGTTGTCCATCCTGAATCCGATTCAATAATCCAACATCTGTCAGAATGTAATGTGGTTAAAAGTGTTTTTTCATCGTAATCACCTATGAATCCGAGTATGTTATTACAATTCTTATGTTTACAAAGGTCGCATACATATCTATCCTGATGGTAATGATAGGATGAAATACAAACAGCCAAGTCACGGAGACTGTCATCGTATTTAATTTCCAAGAATACTTGCCTATTTGTTTCTACTGATAACTCTATACCATCAAGCATCTTCTCAAGTGTATTGTTATTTTTCTTGAATGTCATTTTACTATATACAAATATTATATATTCTTCGAGAAATTATATCTACAAATATAATATTTGTAATAATAAAACATATGGCTCAACCATTAAACCCATTTCCAAGACGACAAAAGAAGGTACATACAGACACATCTGCTGTTGTTCCGACAGTAACTGAAACAAAGACAGACCATCTACAAATGGGTAAAGATGTTCCTGTAAAGAAAAGAGGTAGAAAGATTAACAATGAGAAACATATATCTGTCGACGTTGAAAAGATAGAAGGAGGGTTCTTTGATGAGAAGAAGATGGAGACTTACACCCGAAAAGCTACCAATGAACCTATGAAAGTTGAGACTGTAAATGTATCAGTGAAAGAACCGAAAGTCAAAGTCGTAAGAGAACCAAAACCTAAAGTCGTAAAAGAACCAAAACCTAAAGTCGTAAAAGAACCAAAACCTAAAGTCGTAAGAGAACCAAAGTCATTACGTATCGGACAAGAAAAAGTTAAAAGTCATATCGAACAATATCATCAATCTTCTCAACCCGTTCCTGAAAAGCCACCTCAATTTGTAGGTCCTCTTTTAATGAGTCGAGGTTATGGACTAAGAATGACAAATCACAAAGTAGAAAAACAAGAGGAGGAGGAATCATTTCCTGCAATGGAAATTCCTTTACAAGAGGTAAAAGATATATCTTTCACTCCCACCGTATCAGTGATAAATGAACCTCCTCAACAGTCTGAAATTATAAGAGATTATACTTCTCAATATACTATAAGTTATTTTTAATAAATTACCATTTTTACAATTATCACAAATATATTTAGGGTCCAAAGTATAAAAAAATCATCATTTACAAAAAAAAAGATATCTCATTTTTTACATTTTTCTTTTACTTCGTCAACGAAAATGATATGTATATTTTTCTTTTCTTCATCGATGGACATGAGGTAAAAATATGTAAAATTGGTAATTTTGTAAAAACAAAAAACAAAAAAACAAATTTCTTTGTATATAACAAATGACAACAACGAAACAATTTTTCAACGCAGAATTTCGTTTGGCAAAACCAAACGTATCCTCTACTTCTTTGAATGCATACGTATCGATAGCTTCTCTTCTATTCCCAGGAGTTACAAATATAAAAGAATTACAAGAGAGGTTGGAAAAAGAAGCTCTTACACGGACCATAAGTCGAATTGAGGAAACTTACAAATCACCCTCGACGAGAATGTTGAGATACAATACCATTATCATCTTATTGAAGCACTTGTTTTCTACAGGAGATACGAGGTATATAAACTTATCTTTACTGAGAGATAAATGCGGAGAGAAGTACACTGATTCAGCCTCAAAGCCTGACTTGAACTCTCAAGATAAAAAGAATATGGTATCTACAAAAGAGTACGATGAGATGATGGAATTGTGGCAACCCAGAATCTTAATGTTGATGAAGAAAGATTCCGTAAATCCAACTCAACTAACAGAGATTATGATGTATCACGCTCTTCTTATCTATCTCGAAATCGCCATCAGAAACGACCTTGCGGATACGGATATTGTTTTCAACACTGTACCAACATCAAAGGAAAAAAATTATCTTGTGGTAAGCACAGACCTAAAAAGAAAATGGGTAAAACTTGTTCTCAACAATTTCAAGACAGACAAATCACACGGACAGATAGTAATAGACGATTGGGACGAAGATACTGTAACCAGCTTGACTCATTATGCATTCTTTCTGAAGAAGCACTTTACAGATAAAGGTGTGAAACAGATACCTTTTTTATTTAATCGTAAAGGTGATTATCTGACAGCTAATCAATTTAGTAATATGTTCAGTTCAGTGTTTGCGGATAAGTTAAATAAGAGATTCAACATTACTCTGAATCGCAAACGTATGATTTCTGAGTCGCCAGAAACGCATGCGTTTTTAGAGGCAAAAGAGAAGCTATCAGATTTAACAGACAAAATGGGTACGTCAAATGCTATGGCTGTAGGAGTGTATAACAAGAAAGTAGATTGAAAATTATTAATTGATATGAATTAATAATTAGTAAAGATAGCGTTGAATTTACCACATGTCTTTTGAGATTGATTTTTAATCTTTGATGGATTCGTTGGATAACAGAATCTCAAGTAATATTTCAGTTCATTGTAAATATAACCATTAAATTCAATATGTAATAATACATTGCATTTACATTTTCTTACAAAGTCGATGATGTAATCAACATCTCTTAATGGAAATGCTACTTCTGAATGACGTGTTATCTCATCAGTTTCACTATTATAAGGAGGGTCAATAAACAAAAATGCTTTTTTATCATCAATATAGTTATCCAAAACATCCTTGTAATCGTCATTCGTAACAGATAAATTTATTAACTTTGGTTGGATAGCATTTAGTTGTTTGATACAACGAGGTGTAAATAACTTTGTATTTTTTTCATTGTAACGATATCCTAAGAATTTATCTGATTGTAATCTTTGAAACAAGTATCCTTGTAACGGTTTATCTTTATCTTTTGTATTATACAGTTCCATAAACAGAGCTTCACTCTTAGGTAAACTTTCATATTCTTCTTCCATCTTCTCATATCCTTTATGTTTTATCATTGTCACGTATCGAGCCATATGTTTATGTGCGTTGTTGTAAACAACTCTATCGTCTTTCATCAGGTAATGATATGCTACGAAACCACCTCCTCTTCCAAATACATCAACAATGGTATCACAATGTGTATAGGGTTCATATGGTTTTATGATTGTTAGGTCCTTAATCGTTGGAGTTACAAATGATGTGAATGACATTATCTTTTATAATACACAAAGAATTTCTTGAACATAATAACTCCGTAGTTTCTATCTATTAATATTTTCTTAAAATATTAATCTGATTAATCAGACAATAAATAAACTAATACAACAAAAACTAATGAATATAAAAACTAAAAACTCATAAAATAGGAAATCACAAAGTAAAACAGAGGAATAATCTAATAAAATTTAAATTTTATTAGGGTTTTCCTCTTAATTAGATTCGTGAACATACTTTCTTGTTATTTAGTTTCGTTAATCTACTTTATTTATTGTCTGATTTATCAGATTAATATTTTATATACAATATTAATTAGATAATAATTCGGGTAAATATTAATTTAAGGAAATAATTTGTATACATTGGGGTGGTACTACTGTTAAGAACTCCAGTCACCCCCTTGCACATTTATTTAACAATTTTTGATTTTTCTAACGTAGCCAGTTAGAAAAAATGCTAAAGGTTACTTATGAAGAATTTATCAGATGTTGTAGGACTTTAGTCAAGTCTCTCTTTAACTCTGGGTGATTTTTATACTTTCTTCTTATTAAGTTGATTACATCTTTGTAATCCAAGTTTCGTTCTGCAATTCTGTTGATGATAAAGAATCTCATAAAGAAAGCTTTATTCAAATCTTTCCTTATATGCTCACCGTGTCGACACAAGGTATTCATCAATTCCATATACTTTTCAGGAAAATCTTGTAATGTAGAATCTACCAACTCATCAAGGACTATTGCCATTTGTCTTTCATATTCATCAGGTTCACATTGCGATGAAGGAATCATACCACCATTCAACTTATTCTGTTGCATCTTCTATTTCTATTCAATAGTAAAAAATAAAAATCAATTTATTTTTTAAGGCTGTGAACAGCTTGTAACATTCACTTAACAAAGAATTCCACTCATAAACTTCTTCTCTTCCTCATCCCAACACCAGTCCACCATTCTTGAAGGATGCCAAGTCTTTGCTATCAGTTCTTCCAATATAGTTGATACCATCTTAGCACATTGTTCTTTAGAATATTGTAAATATCGTTGATAATTAAGTTCTACTTGTTTTCTATCTTCCATATACCTCATCGAGTAAACAGGAGCAAATATCACATTTTGATTATTATGAAAGTGTATATCGTACTTGACTGCATATGGTTTATTTTCATCATAAGGAATAACTGTTAATGAAGGGTTATTTATAACAGTAAACACTTTCAAGTTATCATTATCTACACATATTGCTCTTGGAATATGAGTGATCAAATCACAAGTTTGTAAGATTAGCGTTTCCAATTTCGTAAATTCTTTGGGAATCCGAAGTAGATTTGGACATTCTTGACAATAAAGAACTACCAAATTAACAAGTTCTTTTGGGATTACTTTCAGATTACCACAATATTTACATATTAGTTCAGTCAATTTAACAAGTTCCTTTGGAATTTCTGTCAATCTCCAACAATTAACACAAGTTAATTTCTTCAAGTTCACAAGCTCTTTCGGTATTCCTTGCAGATATGGACTGTTGATAACATAAAGTTCTTCTAACCTAATTATCTCCTTTGGTATGAAATTCAGATTCCAACAGTTAACACATGTCAATTTCTTCAAGTTAACGAGTTCTTTAGGTATTCCTATTAACCTATCACAATCTTCACATCCAATTTCTTCTCTACCTATTAGGTCTTTCATATTGCCTTTATCAATTGATTTGCATATAATACACATTGTTTTTATTATATACAACATTTTAGTTTTTTGATTTTAGTTTTACATTTCAACTATCTTCAGATTCTTGAGTTCCTTTGGTATCTTTGTAACTAAGGTATCAGTCACTAAAAGCACTTCTAAATCAGATAGCGTGTTAGGAATATATTTGAGCTTCTCACATCTATCACACGACAACACTTTTAATTTCGTCAACGAATCTGGTAGAAATACAAGATTGATACAACCATTACATTCCAAATGGTTGAGATTACATAATTCTGATGGAATTTCTGTGATGATATCACATTTTTTCAGGTCCAATTGAGTCTGCTTTAAACACCATCGATTGAATTGGGATAGTCCGTTCTTCCTTTTTCCCGCGAGAAAGATATCTTTCTTATGACAAATAATGCACATTCTAATATTTATTGGTACACAAGAAAATCTTTTAAATAATATTTGATATTTGATATTATATGAATAGAAATTACCATTTTACCATTTTTACATATTTTTTACTCATGTCCATTGATATAGAAAAGAAAAATCATCATTTCGTTAACGAAGTAAAAAAGGTATATCTCATTTTTTGTAAATGTAAATTTATTTTCTATATTTTGAACCCTAAATATATTTGTAATAATTGTAAAAATGGTAATTTACCGAGTTTTTAGTTGTTTGAGAATAGTATGTATTACAGATTCATCTCTTTTTGATTTATTTTTGTATCCGATAGGATACAATAATAATTACCATTTTTACAATTATTACAAAGATATTTTAGGTTCAAAATATAGAAAAATTAAATCATTCATCTTCGTTAACGAAGTAAAAATGATATATTTCTTTTATTGATGTATCTTTTTCTTTTCTATATCAATGGACATGAGTAAAAAATATGTAAAATTGGTAATTTTGTAATTACCAATTTTTTGTATCATTGTTATCTTCCACCGTTAGGTCCATCCGATAATTCTTTCGCCTTCCTTATAGCTTCTTCGTCTAATTCATCTTCTTCATGTTCCTTTATCTTTTGAGCTAATAATCTTACTTGATTCTCATTGTGCAAGGCATTAATTACATCCTTTCTTTCTTGTTTTTGTTTGATGTATCTGATTTTTCTGTCTGTGTTATTCGGATTAAACCTGTATATTCGTTCTAATCGTTCATAGAACATTTGATTTGTTACAGAAGATGGTTGTCCAAGTTCTTGGGAGCAATAATCTTTAAATGCTTGGAATAGGTCAGATTTTACGATACAATCATTCTTGTTAGTTGTCTTTTCATATCCATCCATAAAGGCGACAAACGGGTCAGTAAAGTTAATGTGTTCCTTTGTTGCCTCAATCATTCTTGTGGCTATTTTCACATTTCTATTGTTCTTGTAATATGGTACAGTTCCTTCAGTTACCAAACAAGAAAAGAAATCGTCTCTCATAGCTAAGATTTTGGCTTCCATATCAGCATTAGGTTCAAACTTGTTATCGAATGGACAAATTAACAGTCTGTTTTGAAGAGCTTGGTCTCCTTCAACCGTTGGGACGTCGTTGCATACAAGTAACATTTTGCAGTCGATAATGACATTAAGTTGATTCGCACCTCCACATTTTCGTACTTGAATGACCTTATCATCTCCAGAGATTTTCTTCATAACATCCACATTGAACTTTTCTCCTTTATTCAATTCTGACAAGTAACATACTCTACTTCCAATGAGAGGAAAATATTCTGTTGTATGAACAGACTCTGCTTTTGTCATACAGAACACTCTCTTACTTGCAATTGTTCCAAAGTCTTTTATGATGGAATTGAACAGTTTCAGAAATACTGACTTTCCATTATCTCCATTCTTACCACTCAACACCATAAACCTTTTCAAGTTATTCTCACCTGTAAGACAATATCCAAAGTAAGAGATGAAGCTCTCGACAAATTCAAGATTCTTTTCGTCTGTGTAATTGGGTAGATTCAATATCTCTGAAACATACTTGTAAATCATATCCTTGTTATAATCCTTTTTGAAAACAACAGAAGTTGTTTTGGTCATATAATCTTCACGCGTTCTTACTCTTGTTTCTCCTGTACGTAAATCAATGATATTATGAACCTCATCCTTTTCATTCACATTTACAACTTGGTTTCCAATAGGGAATAGATATGGTATTTTATCGAAATGAGTCTTTATGAATTCGCCATCATCTTCAAATTTATTTTTCAAATGTTTGATGATTCCATTTAGAAATGAAGCGGAATTGATATTTCGAACACTGTTATCATATTCTTTTCTCTTACTCTCAAACATTGACAAGTTATCACGTTCCTTTGATTTACCCTTTTTCTTACTTGTTTCAACAGTTCCTCCGTCTGTTTCTTCTTGTTTCTTGAGAACTTCTTCTTCTTTCTCACGAAGCTTTTTTATGTTGTCAAGTCTCTTCTGCAACATCGGTTCAATCAACTTGGGAATCAACTCCATAAAATGGTCATGAGAACGAACACTATATAATGCTGTTTTCTCATCGTAAAAATAGAATGTTTCGAAATCTTTGTAATAGAATACAGACTTGTCTTTTTTGAATAGAGGATAGATATAAGATGCTATCTTTCCATCAACGAAAGGATGAAATGGCATATCAATTTCATTATCCATCTTCAAGAATTTAATCACAATTCCAAATGAAGGATTGAATTTCTCATCATTCCAAGCTTTTTCAAATCCTTCATCCGTATACTTTGATTCACACGTTTTGCTCCATTCTCTGACTATCTCTTTCACTTCCTCCATTTTACTTTTATTGTCTCGATAATGTTCAATCGCTAATGTCTTGCTTGCTTTCACTATCATAAACCAATACTTTCCGTTTGAACATCTTTCTGGTTGTAATAGAGATAGTTTTGATTCTATGTAATTTAGTATTCTATTATCATTATCCATTTGTGGATGAGTGGGTAATGCATCGATTTCCTTTTTCATAGTTGTAATATCTGATTCTTCTACTTCTTCAACCTCGACATCGTTGTACACTTTTTCAGCATCCGTAGAAACTGAAAGTTCTAATCCTCGTTGTTCTCCGTTCTCCCTTGGAATACCAAGAACTTTTATTTTGATTCCATTCTTTTCAGGAATGTTATTAGGAAGCCAAAATAGTTTGATGAAGAATTTGTTGATTTCAAATACCCGTTTTTTTGGTGTTACATACTCGGAGATACCTATACTTGAAACAATATCTAAAAATGGAATTATAGTTCCATCTGCCTTGATACACGAATGAACAGAATAAGGTTCGCTATAAAACTTTTTCTTTCCTCCATATATAAGCCAATTGTTGTTAACAAAACCGTCATCACGTTGGAAGTAATTTGGTGTTCGTTTCTTAAAAATCTTTTCAAATTCATCATTAATTTTTGATACGATGAACTTAATGTCAAATAGATTCATATACAAATAAGGATATTCAAAATGCAACCCGTGCTTATGTGTCTTTATGACACTTCCAATTGTCTTATTGTCACAATCTTCAGGAGTGTACGGACGTTTTGTTAAAACATAGCAATCAAGATACTTATCAATATTCTCGGGAGTATAATATTTGATGTCCTTTAAGGGAGTAGTTATAGCTTTCTTAATACAGTTCGTAATAGTTTCAGCAAATAGCTTAATGTCTTCTTCAGAGTAGAGCTGATAAGGCATATTCCTCCATTCATCTGTATTATGGTCAATTGTATCGTCATACTTGTAATTCAAATCCAAATCGAAACGAAATTGTTGATGAACACAAGCTTTTGATGAACCTGTAAACATCATAAAATGACCTTTTGAACATCGTGCAAGAACATTAATAAACTTGTTTATATCGTTGGTTGATACATTAAACTTGGATTTGTTTGTCATAGTGCATATGTTATGAATCGGGTTTTCTTCGTTCATCAGATTAGGAAATCCGCTTTCCTCAATACTTGTTATTATTACACTTTTCTTCTTTCCATCAGTTACGTTGTCCATTTTATTAGTAGCAAGATTATTATTTGACATTTATTTTTTGTTAATATAAAAATCCTTATCTTTAAATATCAATTTTATTAATTAATATTTTTAAAAAATATTAATATTAATATATTACTTCACAGAAATTGATTGATTGTTACTTTGCACACCCAACTCCTTGAGTGTAGATACCAAACCGATATTCTCCTTGTAAAATTGCTCATAGAATTCCTTTTTCACGCAGTGCTTCCTCTCTTTCTTTGGCTGTGGCTGTTGAGTTGCCTTCTTAGCTTGATACCATCGTTGGTAGTTGAGCTTTTTATGTTCAAGGACCTCTTCTTCCGTTTGGTAAAGACGAGGCCTTCCAGCTCGTTTCGTTTCACTTGGATTATTGAAAACAGTCTCACTTACAATGAGTTCGTTATCATTTTGTTGGGTCATTGATATTTTTATCTTATATAAATATTTTATTTAAATCAATTTTATTTAAATAAATTTTATTCATAATCAAAATCATCAATTGACCCCTTTCGTAACATTAAAGGTTCAACTGCAATCTCAACCAACGAGAAGCATCCTTGATAATCTAACCGTTCAGGGTCTATGTTTGTTGGTAGGATATGTGTTAGGTTATCGCAAAAACTACATCTCAAACGATTCAATTTTGATAGTTCCTTTTGGATAACAGTTAGGTTCTCACAACCTCTACATCTGAGGTCAGTTAAGTTAACAAGCTCCTTTGGAATTTCAGATATGAGTGTCGATGAACAATCAAGATAAGTTAATTTGACAAGTTCCTTTGGTATTTCTGTTAGAAAAGGACAACCAAGCTTATTGACGATTTCCTTTTCAGTATCTGTTAAATGATAAGTAAAAGTTAACTCAGAACAATCGAGATATTGTAAGTTGATGAGTTCTTTTGGTATTTCAGGTATTTGAGGACATCGACAACAATCAAGATAAGTCAAATTTACAAGTTCCTTTGGGATACACTTCAGTTGGAAACTTTCACAACAATCAAGATGTCGCAAGTTAATAAGTTCTTTTGGTATTTCAAGTATTTGAGGACATCGTCTAAAACAAAGATGTCTTAAGTTAATAAGTTCCTTTGGTATTTCTTTCAAATTAGGACAATTATAACAATAAAGATGTGTCAAGTTAATGAGTTCCTTAGGAATGAAAGTTAACTTGACACATCCATCACAATTGATTTTAGTCATATGGATGAGGTCTTTAATATCTTGCGTCTCACAAATGATGCACATTTCTATTTGTATTTAAAAAGTATCAAATAAAAATCAATTTTTTACTTCATCTCAGTCACCACACAACTTGAAACACACGCACACTTCATTCACTGTAGAGGTTTGTGCTTACGAACAAACGCTTGAAGCTGACGTTCCGTTGCTTTCGTGTTCCACTGGCGTCCGACGGGTGCTTCCGAGGAACGTTCATCCTCATCCCCATCGTCATCGTCGTCATCGTCGTCATCGTCGTCTTCGTTGTCTTCACCGTCTTCATTGTTAAACGGGTTTTGGCAGGAGACGCAGTGGCAATCAACCGAACATTGTTGCTTCGAACCGAAGCATTTGCACCTGTTCGATTTGCATCCGACAGTGCATGAACAGGACCTTGTTCCTGGAACTTGAGGGAAATCTGTAACAATGTTTCAATGAACCTATTCATCTTGTTCAATTGTCAGTTGTAAAAATGAAACAAACCTTTTTTGCTTATAGCCTTCTTCGGCTTCAACACAGATTTGGTTTTCTTTTGATTCCGCTCTTGTGTTCCACGGGAACCCTTCGGGTGTTTTGGTGCAATTGGTTGCGTCACTGAAGAGCTTGAAATTGGCGTCAGCGAAAGTGCGGATGAATATCTTTCCTGATGAGGAGAAGAGTGTCGTCTCATCGAGTCGGAATGATTGGAACCTATAAATGCTAATCATAAGTTGAAATCATATGGACTATTTATGCATAAACTTACTCGTTTCAGAGATTGCATTTTCCAACATATTTTGTTGATGCAATCTCATTTCCGCCGTAGACCTTTCGCATTTTTCAATAATATCCAACGCACAATTACCAATACTGACATTCAACTCAATCAGCTCCTTTGACAGCTTTGACGCTTCTACGATTGGCATCTCATTGAAGATTGTTCGTCTTTTTCTGCAAATGTGATGCATTTGTTACCAAATGTGATACATTTGTTCACACGTACTGTTAGCATAGGAAAAGACTCACCTACAAATTTCTTCAAAATCTGTGGAAATTTGCTTCAGAGCAACCAATTGAGATTTTATATCTTCCGTATCTTTTTGCGTCCAAAGTATCTTGGAACGTGACAGAGAGTAGAAACTTGACAATGCGGACAACATCTGCACGTCACTCATAAACATTCGCACCACACTCACACCACACTCAAAAACACTTACACCACACTCAAAAACACTCACACCACACTCAAAAACACTCACACCACACACAAACACTCATAACACACACAAACACTCATAACACACTCACACCACACACAAACACTCACACCACACACAAACACTCATAACACACTCACACCACACACAAACACTCACACCACACACAAACACTCATAACACACTCACACCATACACAAACACTCACACCACACACACATCGCACTCAAAACATTCGTACCACACACAAGTAACAAACAAACACTCACATCTCTTTTTTCGGTACGCCGTTTGCTTGCTGATTGTGTTTCGGTACGCCGTTTGCTTGCTGATTGTGTTTCGGTATGCCATTTGCTTGCTGATTATGTTTATCATTTTTGCTGATTGTGTTTCGGTATGCCATTTGCTTGCTGATTATGTTTATCATTTTTGCTGATTGTGTTTCGGTATGCCATTTGCTTGCTGATTATGTTTATCGTGTGCTTGCTGATTGGAAAGGTGAACAAGGTATGTGCGATGTGATTGTGTCCAAGGTGCGATTGTCACAGTGTGTGTTATGTGATTGAATCCCGCAGAAGGTGTTACCAGACAGTCGGCAAAGCCGACCTGTCCTTTCGCGGGCTGGTCCCGCACCCCCAATCCCCGAAATATTTCGGGAAATCTCGTCCAACCTGTCTGGAACAGGTGGGCGGGTGGGGTGCGGGATTGGCGGGGGGTTGTCTGGTAACACCCTCACGTTATCCTTGGATAACCATCCCATAGAGCTTCAGCTCCCCCGTCGAGGCGGGGTTGGGATGAGTGACGTTAATATCGTATCGTTATTAGCGTCGAACCGTATCGTTATTAGCGTTCGTTATAACCGTTGAAGGTTAAACAACAAACCACTTTTTACATTGATTGACGTATATAAATGATAAACTGGTATATTCGGATAGGTCATATGAACCGATGTTTTTATCCTTGTAGATAATCGTCAAGAAACCTGTCACATCCTCTTTACCTGTGCAAGCTTCCTTGACATTCACTGTCACAAACGAATCCACGTTTAATTCATCTAATGTCATTGTGATTGATTTACAGACTACAATGAAAGTTGGATAGGATTCAATATGTATTCTATGAACATCTGTTGCTTTTTGTTCAATAAAGTTAATACTTTCAACGTTATCGTTAGCATCGTTGCATTGCAATGATTCACCGACGTTCATCGTTTGGCGATGGTCGGCTTCGCCGACGTGAACTAATCTCTTCTTTACTTTTGCTGGTTGAGTCTTTGAGTTCGTCATTTTTAATAGCATTCCTTCCATTTTGTTTATTATACACACATTTTTAAAAAATGTAAAATAATTTATTTTCAACGTCTAACAATTAATACACACTCAAAACCAAGGACGCTGATTGACTCGGTAGTAAGAAACAATCTTGTATCGTTCCATCTCTGTATCTAACTTGAACTGTAATCCTAATATTATGAATTCCCTGATTTGCTGACAACTCGTATGAACGGAATGGGTCCATACTACCCTGATAGAAAAATGATAGATAGTCTAACGTTTGTAAATCATCTGCATTTATGCTGAACGAAGTAATTACATTTGTAGACACTTCTCCATCCAATAAATCCCTATTGAGTATGTTAAACGAACTTGAATTAATCAGAATTTCCTCTATCTTGTTTATCAGATATGCCCTCGGGACTTGCGCCTCAAATACCTGAATGTAATTCGTATACACAGATGCATCGGTCATCGTTCCCGTGTACAAAGGAAACTTTATTTTTTTCAGATATCCGTTATCTTCTGGAGTGTACTTTTCTAAACATAGAATTTGCTGAAGGGAACTACCCAAATACAAGTCACACGTCTGTAGAAATCTCTCATCTGCGTGCCAAGAGAATTTCCCTGTATCCTTATCTAACGAAATAAAAGGAGCTGTCGCTGAATAATACAAACTTCCAGAGAAAATAGATGTTATCAAATTCAAAGTAACATCACATTGTACACTATATGTACCAAACGGTGTCCTACAACGATAAATATACACCTTCCAATTTCCTACAGGAGAAGCTCCTAAAAAGCCTGAAAATGCATCAGTGGGTTCAAATTGTCCATATGCAGAAGTAACTGTATCGTTCAAATACAATTCTCCTGTTGCTTCTGATTGGTTTCCTGGACGAAATACACCGTCGTAAGCTTTATCGTTCGGGACTGAATCAAAAAAGTCTGCGAATTGATACGTTTTACCTGCATTCAACCAAGCAGTAACGACGTGCTTTTTTACCGCTGTAGGACTTTCTAAGTAGATTGCGTATTTATCAGATGTACCAACATTCACACCAAGGTCTACACTGGATAAGAACTTTGTTTGAGTGGGTAGTGAGGCCATATTAAAGTTGACTGAAGGAGATGCATTCGTATATGTTGATGTATGCTGAATGGTTGTTTTGCAAGCAGAGTTATCATTCAACAATGAATAGCATAATAGTAACGCTTTGTTCACTTTATCGACGAATGCATCAGAAGTATAAATATCAGAAGCAGGAATCACTGCAGATGCCGTATTTAACCTGGTAGTGTTAACCTGGTTAGGACTTAGAATGACAGAGGTCATTTCAACGGCCCAATCTGCTGTATAGGTTGTTTGGAGGAGAGGATTATTGACGGGAATACTGAATTTGGAAATTGTAATTTTCTTTCCTGATGTATTTTCAATGAAAGGCGCTCTGGTGAAAGAGCGGTCGAACACCAGTGTTTCGGTTGTATTAGATAATCGGCTGTTATATTGCCTTAATTGTAAGTTTTGGGGTACATTTGACATATTTAATATATACAAAGATTTTTAATTTAAATCTGAAAAGATTTTATGCGGACCGCATATAAAACATTTTGACCACAAGGGATTTTTCTTTGTCCGCCACGACGGACCACAGCGTGCTGTGTTTCCTAATTTTATTACTCCGAGAGCAACATAGATTGCTGTGTCGAAAGCATAGATTTCCTTCTCGAGTTCAGCTTCAGAAATATCAGATGGTAACAATGTTTTCAACTTCATACTAAAATACGCATGTAGATACATAAATAAATCCTTTCTTGTTATCAGAGGGTCTATTTCGAAACTGGCTAAAATCAATTCATTTAACATTGAAAGTAATTCATATTTATCATTTGGTTCGCGTCCGCCTTGCGGACCATCGCAATGCGATGAGGGAATCCGTGACTCGGAGATAGAAGATACTAACTTTCCTAAGAAAATAGATGTAGGGTCGGTCTCAGGTTTTACTTCAAATAGTTCTGGTTTAAACTTGGGCATTTTGTTATATACAAAGAAAATTCTTTTTTACTTCGTTAACGAAGTTGTTTTTACCATTTTACCATTTTTACATATTTTTTACTCATCCTCCATCGTTGTAAAAAAGAAAAATATTCATATTCATCTTCGTTAACGAAGTAAGAGATTTTTTATTAATGAATATTTACTTCGTTAACGAAGATGATATGAATTTTGTATATTTAGGACCCAAAATATATTTGTGATTATTGTAAAATTGGTAATTTTAAGGTGTAAGAGCCTATAACACACTTATTTACCTACGGTTATCCCTTTTAGCCAGTCCTAACGTACCAGTGAGAAGACAAACTATATCATCTGTCGTATTAACATCTTTTAGTGAGCTGTCCATTAGCCTATTGAATGAAGCATTATCGTAATCGTTCATTAGAACACGAAGACAACTATATCTTCCACAATTGTTAATACTCCTTGATTTCACCTGTTGTTTATTGGTATTCATTTCAAAACGGAAACCACTCCTCTCAGATAGGTTAGCTCGAATACCTGTTATCAGTCTGTTTAGAACCTGATTTCCATAAACAGTATAATTTGACGCATAGCTGTCATAATAAGATAATAGTTTCGTTTGAGGGTTGAAGGTAAAAGCTACATAGTGACCAATATTTGATTCATTTAGGATGAGTAAAATGACACCTTGTTTTTCTATTACCATAGATACAAAGTCGTTCACTGATGTAATTTCTCGTGTTGTAACGATAGGAAACAAGTCGAAAGTTAGCATTTTACAGTCTTCGATTGTTAGACTGTATTTAATATCAACACCAACGAGGGATTTTAGTGTAGTAGGAAGTTGTTTTTTGTTACTTCCGTAGTGATATAATTTGAGCATTTTATATATAACAAAAGAATATAATTCTAAACAAAATATCAAGAATATAATTCTAAACAAAATATCAAGAATATAATTCTTGACTATATATAAAAAGATTAAAATGGAGAAATTATTAAGAACGCTCTACGTAACAGATGCCCTTCAGGATACCATTGTAACTGGAGAATTGGAAACATATGATGATACTATTCTATTGAATGCAGATACATCCGTGGATGCTGACGGCGGTGTTGAAATATACCGTCCTGTTGCAGGTTCAAACGCAACGTTACTTTGGAATGAAACATCAGATAAATGGGAATGTGGTGTATCAGGTTCCACAGTTGAAATCTGTGATGTATCAAGTTCTCAGGTCCTTAGTAACAAAACAAGTTACAATGGAGTACCTATCAATTCATATTATACGGATGCTATCGCAATCGGTGATGGAGCTGGTCTTACGGACCATGACATCGGTTGTATTGCCATTGGAAAAAATGCAGGAAAATATCAACAGATAGAAAATGCTATTGCTATCGGAAAATCAGCAGGACAAACAAGTCAAGATGAGTCAGCTATTGCTATTGGTGTCGATGCAGGTAGTTACATTCAAGGTAACGATTCTGTTGCATTGGGTAAATCAGCAGGACAAACAAATCAAGGTTCATTATGTATTGCCATTGGTTCAAGTGCAGGAGCTATCTCTCAACAGATGGGTGCTATTGCAATCGGGTACGAAGCAGGACAAACAAATCAAGCTGAGGATTGTGTTGCCATAGGTCAATACGCAGGACAAGGAACTCAAGGTACTGGTTCAGTTGCTATCGGTTTATACAGTGGTCAAATATCTCAAGGTGATGACTGTGTTAGTATAGCCCGATACGCTGGTCAACAAGGTCAAGCTTCAGGTTCTATTGCCATTGGTAACTTTGCTGGTCAAACTGGACAAGGAGGGATAGCTATTGGTTCTTATGCTGGAAGACAATCTCAAGGGGTTGGCGCTATTGCGTTGGGTAGTTCAACTGGTAGAACAAATCAAGGTTCCTATTCTATTGCAATAGGAGATAGTGCTGGAAAGACCTCTCAACACGCAAATAGTATTATTCTAAATGCAAGTGGTTCAGCATTAAATTCAGACGGAACAAGTAGATGTTATGTTGACCCTATCCGAAATGCAAGTAATTCACAAGCTTTATACTATAACACAGCAACAAAGGAAATAACTTATGATACTGCCACAGGTGGGGGGGAAGTCACATTGGCTGGTGTCGAGAGTCTAAGTAATAAAACATTAGTTGCTCCTACAATGGGAAATGATAGTATCCTTGACCCGAATGGAAATGAAATAATCACATTTGCTTATGAAGCAAGTGCTGTAAACAACTTTAAGATTTCGAATAAATCTGCTACCAACGGGGTAATTCTGGAAGCCATTGGCGGTGATACAAATATAAGTCTTCATCTTCGACCAAAGGGAACTTCCCAGGTCACAATCCAAGATGGAACAGATAATACCAAGTTCCTCAAGTTTAACGTTTCTGGAATAACAACAGGTACAACTCGAACCTGGACCTTCGCAGATACGAATGATACTTTCGTTGGAACAACATCTACTCAAACGCTTACGAACAAAGTATTAACGAATCCAACATTTACAAGTTCATCGTCTGCCCCTTCTCCGTCTACAAGTATGGTCTATTTCGATACAACTCTGAATAGAATGGGATACTATAATGGAACCATATGGGTCTATCCTGGTCTATTTCAACAAATCGCAAATGTATCAGTACATTCTCTCGGAACATCAGCATCACAAGCTCCTTCAGGAAATTGGACTTCATCCGCTAACAATGTTGAATTTTACAATTTTTCAACATCAAGTCAGATGGGTCATATTGCCGTTATGTTTGACTCATCGAATTCATCAAATACATCAAATGGAGGTTGGATTGGGTATAACTTCGGGTCACAAACAGCTGGTATCTATCGTCTTTCATTCCAAGCTTTGTACAGAGAAGTTTGTGCTATTATGTCTGTCCAGGAAACGACGAATTCAGTAACGATAGCATCTGGAATCGACATGTATCGCCCGATATTGAATAGTAGCTTTAATGCTGGCACGTTCATTTACGAATGGGTACATCCAGCAACCTCTGTAATCA